TTTCTTCCAGCTCAATACGCTTGTACTCCTTCAGAGTACCAGAAGGAACACGAGACTCCCAGTACACAAGATCAGTTGCCTCAGGCATTTTGCCCATGAAACAGCCTGGCTGCTTGCTGAACTCTTCAGCTTCAGCACGCTGGGCGTTAATAAGATCAACCAAACCTTTATCTAACTTATACATAATGAACTCCTCTCATTTCTCACTATATATACTATCACACATTTAGCTTTTTTTGGCAACAACTTTTTTTAGTAATTGAGGCTTTTTTTTCCGACCACGTTTTGGTCTAAGCATTGCTGCAAGGATATCTGGATCAGTAACCTGACCACGTGGAATCTTTTTAATAGTTCCACCATTGGCAAAGTATTCTTCATATGCATCTTTTATTTCACGAGCTGTGTACATTCCATTTCTCCAATAAAGTTTCTTGCATGTCATAAGCCTGGACTTCCCAAGGCTGATCAAGGTATGGTGTGTCAGTATGATCAACACCATTCCAATAACTACGACCATTCTTTTCGATTAGCTTTTTAGATACATGCTGCCAAACATGAACCATTTCATGTAAGACACAAGTAATGAGATCGTCACCTTTGATATTAGAATCAATCTCAAGTTCAAATACATCACCATTAAACACACAACCACCTTGGCTGTCATGCTGGCCGACTTCTATCTCAACTTCAAGATTGTATACACTAGGCATAAGAGTATCAATTGCAAAATTAGCAACATCCTCAATCAGATCATGTTGCTTACCGCTACCAAATACATCAACTAAAATCATAGCTCACTCCTCACTATGATTAAGTATCACTCATTTCTTTTTCAATGTCAACAACTTTTTTGTCATAATCAAGTCCATATTGGGTACCTGCAGTAAAAAAGTTAGGAGTGTTTCCCTCAAACGCTGAACCACTGTTTAGTTTTTTAAATATGTCTTTGGCTTCAATTTCTGAAGAAGTAACTGCAATATATTTTTTGGTCTTCTTCTCATAAATTTTGAATCTTGTTCCATGTCGTCTTAATTCATACATCTTGCTCTCTTTAAAACTTGAGAGTGCTGGTATCTCTGAACTTAGACTCTTCTTCCCATCTTTCCCCAAAAGACGTGTTATCCATGACTGGACCATCTAGTATGTCCTCCTGCGCTGTTTGTTCAACATCATATAGCCTCATCTTTGATCTGTCTACACCAATAACGAACCGCTTATGCATAGTTGGATCGTTATACCTGTTCTTCAATTGCTTGACCATAATCTGATCAAGTGCTTCCATCTCCTCTGTTGTAATCAGAGCAAACATGAAATCTGCAGTGGCTGGAAGTCCGAATGATTCGGAAGTGTCTTCCAAGCCTGGATCTGAGTTTGTGTATCCAGATCTTGTTGTCTGTGTAGCGCTAATGATAGGAACATTCTTCTCAACGGCTAGTCCTCTTAGTTCCTCAGCAATAGCTTTGATAAGTGTATATGAGTTAACATTGGCACCATATTTCATTCTAGTTGATGTACATATGTTTAAATAGTCAATGTATATAATATCTGGTAAAAAGTTTCGTTTTAGTTTAAGTTCATTAAGTAAGTGTCTAAAGTGACCTGCACCAGCACTCGCTGTTGGATATTCTTTAATGATAAGTTTGCCTGGAGTCTTAGCTCTCAGCTTATCAATTTTCTGATCATACATACTCTTTGGTATGTCGGGTAATTCTTTGATTGGCACATTTAGAAGATTGCTGTCTATCCTTTCTGCAATCTTTTCTTCAGCCATCTCCATCGTAATGTAAAGTACATTCTTACCTTCGTTTAGGTTAGCTGCTGCAAAGTGACACATTGCAAGAGACTTACCAACACCTGTACCAGCAAGAATGACATTCAACGTTTTCTTAGGCAGTCCGCCTTTTGTGATCTTGTTAAACATATCAAGATCAAATTCAATTTTGTCTTCTACTTTGTTATAGAATTCAAATCGCTTCTCAGCATCATCAAGAAAGTCATGTCCTATATATCCATCAAACGATACACTGAGAGCATCTTGCAATAGCTCTGGTAATGCGTTAGTGGACTTGTTAGACTTTCCATCGATAATACTTATCGATTCCATGATAGCATTATAGACTGATTTATCTTGACACCACTTTTCTGTGTTATCAAGTAACCAATCTATATTTGTGTTCTGTTCAATCTCTAAGTCATTAATAATCTCAACACAACTACCAAACTGATCTTCTGATAGTTTATCATCGTTGTCAATCTCAATGATCAGAGCTTCTTTAGTTGGAATATTGTTGTAACGATCAACATACTGAAACACATGCTCAAAGATAACACGTTCAGTTCTATCTTGAAAGTATTCAGGTTTGATGAATGGAAGTACCTTACGAGTGTACTTCTCATTCTTCACTAGGTGACTCAGTATTGTCTTTTCTATCATTCTCGTCCATTACACCATCTTCAATCAGTGATACTAAAATATCACCTAATGTGTTTTTAAAGTCAACATTATTCTCATAATCAATATTCATTGGGTTACTTACGACTTGATAATGAAAAGACAAACTGACTTGACCATCAGGAGCTTCATCTAGTTTTACATCTTCAAAGTAGAACTTTACTCCTTCATAGTCATTATTCTTCATCTCTAATATCGCTGTCTTGATCGTCGAGTTCCTCTCCGAGAACTGATACTGATCCCTGATAGTCTCCATATAGAAATTCCTTCTGCGCTGCTTCTTCTAGTTGATCCATAATCTCAGATGTAAAGTATTCTTCTGGATTCTGGTTGATTTGTTTTGCATAGATCTTGCGTCCATCTGGTAACTCAAGACGAGTAGATACTTTCTTAAAGATACCATGCTTCTCAGCAAGGTCTGCCAAGCCATAGTATCTATCTAGTCCTTTGTCATATGTAAGCAGTACACTGACATCTTTGTTTTCTTTTGTAAAGCGAGACTTAGACATCTTAATCTTGATCTGGTTGCCTACAACTTCAGTACCATCCTTTTCCTTCTTCTTAGAAAGATAGCAGATAGTAGATGCTGCATACTTGAGACCAGAACCACCAGCCATCTCTTTAGTTGGAATGTATGATCCAACAACCTCATAGACATGATTAGTTACCAGAAGCGGTACTTGTACCTTTGCAAGTTTAAGACCCAATACTCTAAACGTAGCTTTGAGAACCTGAGCCTTTGTCATGTCTCTAGTCTCTTTACCATCCATAGTATCTTCAAGTTCTTTAGTAGTAGACATCTGACCAAGTGAGTCAAGAACCATCATCATAGGTGGACGTTTCTTTTCATTAGCCTTAGCATAGTTATCTAAGATCTGTAGAGATGTATGTCTAAACTTTTGGATGGAATCTGGTTCGGAGATGATTACACGTTTGGTATCAATACCACGTGACTCCATCATCTCTTTTGTTACAGCGGCCTCAGTATCGAAATAGAAAACAGCGCCGTCTGCGTTATCGTCCAAGAAACGCTTAACGACAGAAAGAACGAAAAAAGTCTTTCCTGTAGCGGACTCTCCAGCGAAAGCTGTGATCTTGTTGTTTGGGACACCGCCGTAAAGACTACCAGAAAGAGCAGCGTTGAGAATATAAGATCCAGTATCCACACACCCACTAAATTGACTAGAAGATATACCGTCATCAGCAATAGTAGTATTCTCATCGTTAAGTTCTTTCACCATGTTTCGAAAAAAGTCTGTCATATTTCACCTCATAATTTTTATTCATTATAAACAATAATTTATTCTTTGTCAACATTTCTTTTTATACCATGAAACGTTGTTGCTTTGTTATGGACGCTTTTCCTAATACGACTGTTACTCATCCATTCTTCAGCTTCTTTATCGTACTTATCAACATCGTGGACTTCGTCTTCTATATCATCTGCATAAACATCACCTGTCTCATCATAGTCTTCAGTTTCAACTTCTACTTCATTCCAATCTTGTGAGACGTCTACAGCCTGAACCATCTTCTTTGGTTTAGAAGTGACATCTCTTATACTCATGTTTGCTGCAATAATAAGAAGTACAGCGAGAGGATCAAATACAAAAATGATAGTAAGTATAACATACCTAACCGCTTCTTCGAGAACATTCTTGTTTGTTTCTTCATAAAATAATCCTGCGATGTATTTAATTGGTCCAACTTCTGCTTCGAGTTTGAGTTGTTCTGAGTCGAGTGCGAGTTTCTCCGTTTGGTATCTGGCGATAGTGGATGAAGCACTGTCAATGATATCATTTAAGTTTCTCCTCTCATCTTTCTGAGATTCTCTTACTGC